AGCTCTAACAAGAGCTGAAAATATCAACGTCTGCAAAGGGAAGCAATACGCATTCCCCATAGTAGCCATCATGTTTAGTTTGACATCTGGTTCATCTTTCCCCTTAGTTATAAACCGCGCGCGACACATCTCTAAATAATCAAATAGAGGTGGTGGTAATAAGAACTTACAAAGTTCTATACCAATTAAGTCAGACGCACTAGAGAGATCGATTGTACACGGACGCCAAGCACGACGAGTCAAACTGTGCTCATACAGATCACAATTATCATGAAGACTCCCTTTACGGGCATATTCACGATTCAAGTCCTGTTGGGTTTCCAAGCTAATGTTAAACGCATCTAACATTTGGCAAAGAAAGTTCTCAGCAGGATATTGTAAAAAGAGATCACCGTTAAACTGCGGTGCAATTAGGCGTGATGTTTCGTGATTTTTCGGAACCATCGATGCTTTGACTGAACGACACAGCTCTACCGCAAAATTTGGTAGATCATGTATAGGTTTTGATACAGAGCGACAAAATCGCAAGTATCGTGTACCCATTTCAGAAGACGCATGCCACATACCACGGTATTTCTGTAGTATTGACTTGCCTTGGACTCCAGTACAGGAGCCTGGACCAGAGCTAAAACCACCAATCGGTATGAGTGCATCACGGGAATAACCCTTGATATCATTCATAAGGAAAGGGGAATCTGCTCCTTCAAATGCTGTCCAAAAGACATTATAAATGTCGTTTCGGGCAAGTTCCAATGTAGAATAGACATCACTGTCTAAATGTTCAAAATTTTCATTCTGAACGCCACAAAGGTCGTTGGCAGCTATAAAAGTTGCCCAACATTTTTCATCGCGCTTTAACTTGTTTTTAGAAGACTTCGGAATAAAACGTTTATCAAATTCATACAATAAACGAATACCCGCTATCTCCCTAGGCAAGATTTTAGAATTCTGTTGCGAAGCCACATTATATGTAGCAACGAAATTAGTTCCAAAAGCATCAAAGGTGGTCATATTCTGTGAACCAAGCTGCCTACGCAGTTCTCGACTCAACGTCGTTTTTACTTTTTCAAAGAGCTTATTACTCATGAGAAATCACTCCGATTTTGGATGTGAAAGACAATGTAGATCGAAAGATACTACCCAAACAGAATATAACTTAATATAAACCGTCGTATAGTGCCTGACAAATTTGTACACGTTGATCATAAAGCCCAGTAATAAAGGCTAAGACTGACGCGTCTACATTAGCTCGATCGAATGATTCTGCCCCAGCAGGGATAGGTAAATCCAATGTAATCGGAATTACTTCCCACTGATTCGCGGAAACCTTTGCAGATCCCCGGAAAATAACTCGAGTAACGTTTTTTGGAACCTTACTGTATCGGCCTGTAGTAGTATTAAAACCAGACGGTTGGGCAATTGATGCCGGACGTTTAGTGATAAACTGTTTAGGAGCTTCAGCAGTATGGATCGAAACACCAGTCTGCGTACCACCAACAGCTGAAATTACAGCGACACGCGAACGATTGTCAGCCGGAAGATCCGGAACAAAAGTGTACGTACCGCCAGTAATGACAGGAGTTGTGGACGCAGTGGTGGGACCAGTTAATAAGATGGACATAAATGTACCGTATAAGGTTAAGTTATTAAATACGAACTTTTCCTGCGAAACCGGATAACAAGCCACCGATCAAAGAAAGAACGTTCACGAGCTGACCAGCGGATGCTGGCTTCAGATTGAAACGGACTAACAAGTCGGTACGTGTAACAGGTATGCGTGAAAAGATCACTTCTTTTACAGGTGAGCCCATAAATTGTATATGGTTCTGTTGTTTAATACTGTCCCCAGCCCTAGGAGTCCATTTACGAATAAATAGATTCTCATAACTTCGTTCATACACCACTTTTCGTGACATATATAGGGAACTCGGCTCAAGTTTACGAGCTGAATTAGAGATATTTCTGATGAAATCTCCCATATTCGACACATAATCAGCAACAAATGAGAATGTTGTAAGCTCCCACATCGTTGGAACGATGTTAGCAGCATTCAAACCCATCTGATCGCGCCAATTAGCGTCACCCGATTGTATTAGGTACCCCCCAAACCAGTAATCAATCCTAAACTTAGTAACTAAGTCATAGTCTATACTGGGGGCAGCTGAGTAAGGAACTGTAACATTTAAGTTACGGACCCTGTTCTCATCCGCCCAAAAGGCGTGCCCGGCAGTTTTCTGTCGAGTACTCGGTGCGATCTGTTTTGCAACGACCATACCAAGATCCTCCATTGAATACATAAGCGGTTTCCAACCAAAGTTGAATTCCAAATACATATTATTGAGGTCACGAGCCAGCTGAACAGTTTTTCGGCTAGCTAAGTAAGTAATACCAGGTCTAGTACTTAACGTACCAAACCGATCTGTACGCTCAGTGGCAAAATGCCTAAGAGCAGTACGCAACAGCTTCTTGTTTCGCTTTTTGAAATCCACGACAAACCTTTCGGCGTCACGGACTCTTTGAGCAAACATTCTAGCTGTCTTTTCACCTTCTAAGAAATCTTGAGGAGAATCCCACGTAACGTCATCGACGTTAGCAGCTAGATTCGCT